GCGGGGGACCTGGCGGCGGGGCGTTCTCAGGGTCGGCGAAGTAGCTGTCAGGCGAGCCGATGCCGAGCCGTTCGGCCATGGCAACCGCCGTGGCATGCAGGTTCTTGGGCTGGATGAACGGACCAGACGGGCCGCCCTGGAGCTGCACCAGCTTTTCCTGCGTCTGGGCGATCAACTGCAGGCCGGCAAGCTCCATCTCACGCCCGCCGGCGCCCACGCCCACCTTCACGGTCAGGTCGGAGCGCGAAGAGAAGGCGGACGGGTCCAAGTCCCGCCACTTGCCCCGCAGCTGGACCTTTTCGGCCATCGAGCCGGCTTCACGGGCGATGTCGTGGATCAGCAGATAGAGCGCTTTCACGCCGGTTTCGGCGAAGACGCGGGCAATCATGCGGGTGCGCTTCTGGGCGGCGCTGTACAGGCGCTCCATGCCTTTGGCCGTGTCGTGCAGGGTCTCAGGGTTCAGGCCCTGGGCATTGCGCACCACGCCGGTGCGCTGTTCAGCCATCNCCGCGACGGCCTCGATAGCGCCAGGCACGTCGAACGTGACGCCGGCCCCGCCAAGGGCGCGAACCGCAGTCCCGCTTTTAGACCTGATCGGGGCGCCAGGCACGTTGTTCAGCAGATCGGCGATGGTGTCGGCGCTCGCCCCCTGCTCTGCCACCTCAAACCGCTGATTGAGCGCGAAATAGCCGCTATCAAGCAGCATCCGCCACAGCACGGTCTTGATGCGCTGGATTTCAAACAGCTTGTCGGCGAGCGAGAAGCCGATAAGGCGATGGGCCACCGGGAACGGGGTCGAGACCGCGAACGGGATGCGGTTGACCTTCTCGCGCTTCAGCATCACCCGCTCATCGGACCCGGTGACGACACACCAAAGCTCCGGCTTTCCGTCGCCGTCGCTGTCAACGCGGATATAGTGCTCAACCACCTCGACCTGATGCAGGTTGTAGAGGCTGGAGCTGTGGATGGCCCCGTCTTCATGCTCGCCGGCCGTGTCGCGGGCCTGTTCCATCCCGTCGTTGTCGGTGGAACCATAGGGGGAAAGCTCGGCGACCAGATCGGGGTCGTACCCATCGGCGATCAGGTCTTGCGCCCGCGGCCTGGTCCGCATCGCGGCATAGGTCGCATCGCAGATCCGCACCGCGTCCCGGCTGAAGGTGAAGTCCTCCGGCGCCACGGTGTCCACCTTGACCCGGTTGCGCGGGATGGTGCGCTTGGCCGTGAAATCGAACAGCGGCTCGCCCTCGGGCGCCATGTCCGTCGACGGCTGCAGATCGACGATCTCGGCCCCGTCCTGCTCCGTCGCGATCACGGCCAGTTCGGTCTGGCCCTGATACTGCTGCTCCTCGACCTTCTCGTAGGGCTCCACCCAGACCTTGAAGATGCCGAGCTTGCACGTCAGGGCGTCGTCGATGTGGGCGTTGAGGATGCTCCAGCCGTCGTTCTCGTTGAACAGGACATGGGAGACGTAATCGGTCTCCTGCTGGGCGGCCTCTTCGTCCTCCTCGCTCAAGGGACGGAAGGCGACCGGATCATCCCCGCCGGCCAGCACGTCCATCAGGTCGGGCTTCACGGTCTCGATAGCGTCGGCGATGTCGGTGGAGACGACCTTGGACCTGTTCGGCAGGGTCTTCAGGTCGCTCATCTCGCCCTTGCGGTACTCAAGGGCCTTCTCGCGGTTGTCCGCCAGTTCGTCGTCGTTGTCGAAGCCGATGGACTCCCGGCGCTCGATCTGGAGCAGGGCCAGGAAGTCTTCATCGGTCATGGCGGCGCTTTTCATGCGCGACAGTTTGCGGGCGGATCAGGCCGTGCGGGTTGGGGGACGGTGAAAACCAATCCGGCGGCCACTCTGACTTGGCCGACGCTTGGCCAGGCCAACGGCGCCCGCCCAACTGACAGACTTCAGCCCTGCCAGCCTGGGGTTTCGCGGGTCATCGCCGTCGCGCAAGTCGTGCATCGCGCCTTGGCCGAGGATTACGGGAAAATCGTCCCAGTCCATTCAAACACTCCTTTGGGTTAGGCCTTGATTGCGTCCAGACCATCGGGCGGCAGAGACCCCGCCAACATCATCTCAACCGCAACGGACACCGGCCCGCTTATCCGGGTTGTCCCTCGCTCATAGTCTCGGATGGACGCGCCAGGATCGCGCCCACTGAGGCGAAGGGCTCGCCCCATCTCTGACATATGCAGCGGACGGCCAAGGCCCCACATGAGGCCAAGGCGGGCGCGGGCGTCACGGAGTTGATCGGGGGTCATTGGCCTGATCCAATCTGTTGAAGGGTTAGGGCGGCGAGGCCTTTTGCGTCGTTATGGCCACTAGCGATCGCCTTGAGGGCAGAAACCGTTGCTTCTAGGTCGGTAGGCTCGCAAGTGGTCCTGGATGCTTCTGGCGGCCATCGTGAGCCGCTAGAGGGTATCCAGCGGTCAAACGATCTAGACCCGTCGTCGCGCTCCCATTCGTGGCGCTGCCACATGCCGAATTCAGTTAGCTTTAGCCAGATCCGGTAACGCCGAAGGTTGTAGTGCTCATACGGCGCCCAGGGCGTAACTCGCGTTTCGGAAGGCACTGGCCCCCCTCAGTGTTTGACTGAGGAGGCGGCTTCGACGATGGCGGCGGCGGTGCCGGCCGGGCGATAAACCGGCGTGTTCGCCATGCTCATGTAGGCGACCTCGATCAGGCCCTGAGCTTTCGCGGCGCGGAAGGCGGCGGAAACGGCGGCCCGGCCGAAGAAGTGCGAGAAGAGGTAGGGCGCGATCCGCTGCTGACCAGCCTCGACGGCGGCTTTGATTTCGTTCAGGGCGGCTTGAGTGTTGGGGCTCATGGTCTCTGTCCTTGGCTGGTGGGGCGCTGCCCCGTTCGATGAGTTCAATCTACAGGCTTTCCCTGTAAGCGCAACCCCTAATTACGGGTCATGTGCGGATTTTCCCCGCCTTGCGTACAGGTAGCGGGTTAGACCGCGCCGAACGAGGGCATGACCAGACGTTGCGGCCGAGGCTCGGTCATCGCCTCACGCAGCATCATGAGGGCGTAGCGGGATGCGGAGATGCGGTCGTCCCGCTCCTTCACGATCAGGCCGTTGACCCGGTGATAGAGCCGGAACTCGCCGAACCAGCCCCCGCACGTCGAGAAGACCCGCCAGCGATTGGTCTGCATCCGGTCCAGCATGTCCATCACGCCGGCCTCGACGCCATTGCCACCGTCCTCAAACGTGGCCTTCTCGGGCAGCATGTTCAGGCCCTGCGCCGCGTACTGATCCCGCAACGCCTCGCCCGACCCTTTGTCGTGCTGAAGCCCGTCGTGAGGCCAGGCCACCGGAAGCCAGGCGCCCCATGGCTTGATCGCCGCGGCGTGGATGATCGGCGTGGCCTCGCGCTTGGCGTACTCAGCGGTCAGGTAGATCACGTCGTTGTCGCGATCCCACGCCAGGCGACAGGCGGCGGTCGGGTGATCCCAACCGAAGTCGATGCCCACGATCTGCGGCCAATGCGAGGGGATCGGGAACGGATCGCAGGTGATGTCCTCCTCGGGGATCGGGAAGACGCGACCAGATCCCATGGAGGGGATGCCCCGGACGCGGGCCTCGCGCTCATGGGCCGGATAGCTGGCGATGATCTCCTCGCGCTGCTCCTGCGTGTAATGCTCGGCGTCGTCGATGGTCATGGAGGTGACGCTCCGGCTCATGCCGTGGCCTCCAGGAACATGCTCACCACGTCGCTCATGCCCAGCAGGGGCGTGAAGGTGATCATGGTCAGGCCGCCCGTGGCGTTGGTCCGGGTCAGGCCTTCCATGTAGATGTCGAGCGGCGGCTCCTCGTCGAACCAGACCCCATCCAACGTCTCGCCCTGCCACTTCTGGCGGCCCTGGTCGTAGGACTTGAAGCCCAGCGTCGAGACGCCGCCGGAGACGTGGCGCACAATGATGTTGTCGAGGGCGTCTGGAATGCCCTGGCGCCGGCCCCAATCGAGCAGATCATCGCCAGGCACCATGCCGGTTCCCCAGACGCTTTCGTCCTTGGGCTCGCCGACAAGGTATCGCTGCACGCCGTCGCGCGTGACCTCGCCGGTCTTTGACCCGGCCCACCAGCGCACGGGGCGATCCCAGCGCCGGCCGTTCCACCATTCGGGATATTGGCCTGTGAGGTGGATAGCGACCTCGGCGGCGCCGCAATAGGTCTTGCCAAGCTGGTTGCCCGCCATAAGCAGGCGCTCGCGGTTGTCGGCCCCCTCTGCGTGAAAAGCGCGCTGCTTGGCGTAGGGCCGGTACTCAGTGAGCCGTCGCCGATCCTTGCGCCGCTTGGCTTCCTCCAGCAGGCTCAGCAACTCCGATTTCAATGAGGCTGGCGAGCTGTCGAATGCGAGCGTCGAGCTGTTCATCGGTTAGCTCGCTGACGGTTTCGATCTTGAACTCTTTAGGCAGCAGAGACGCGACGACCTTGACGTAGGCGTCGGGCTTCTCCTCGCGTACCTTGGCGATGGTCCCCACGCCGTGCTTTACGAAGTCGTCGTGGAGCGCCTTGACGAAAGCTTCCCCGAGGGCGTGGCGCGATCCCTTCGGCTTGCCGGGGTTTCCAGGCCCAAATCGGCCCTTTTCGTCCCTGCCGCTTTCCGCCGTATTTTCGGGATCGTCGCTCACGGTGATTATGCCAGCGGCGGCAGGTACTCGACGTGGATGTAGGCGGTCGAGTCCTGGTCAGCCGCGGTGCCGCCCGAGCTGGCGACGGTGTAGTGGACGGTCGCGGCGGGGTTGCGACCGGCATAGACGACGGTCGAAACGATCCAGCCCGAGGCCTTGATGTCCACACCGGCGACATATTGCTCGCCGTTGGCGGTGGAGCCGAGCCGCAGGTTCGTGTTGGTCGGCGTGCCGGGGACAGCGACGGGCGTCTCCAGGTGATAGTTCAGCACCTTGGCGCCGGTGGGCAGGCTGAAAGTGCCGGCGGCTGCGCCATTGGTGATCGTGACTTCGACGGTCTTGACCACGGCCTTGCGGGTGGCCTTGGCGGGTTCGTTGATGACGGCGAGGCCGAGGCGTTGGGCTTGGGTGGCCATGTCAGGCTCCAGTGATCAGTCTCAGGGAGTATGGGGCGATTTGGGGGCGTGCGGATTAGGTTTGTGCCCCTTGGCCACGACGCGCCATCCTCGGTCCCCCTTGGCGCACCAGAAGGCGTCGGTGAACACGCTGCGATAGCCTTCGGAGATCAGGTGTTCGGCGAGGACGCGGCGGATGGCCTGGGCGCGCTCATGGTCCTGCTGGCGGTCGCCTTGAAGCAGGTTGGGCAGGAACACGCCCAAGGTAGTTCTGATGTCCTCGCGGGTCGCTTCCATGGTGGAGCCGGAGCGCCAGAGATCGGCGAGCATCAGGGCGCGGGTGATGCTGGTCACGAACGGGTCGGCGGGCTCGGCTTGGCGTGGCGAGGCGATGGCGGGCGGCGCGGGCTTGATGACCGATCGAAAGGCTGCAGCCAGGCGCTCCAGGGCGCTGTCGAAGGTCGGGCAGTCCCGCCGCTCCTCGATCACGTCCAGGGCGTGCTTGACCGTCGAGTGGTGGCGGTGGAGCGCGTCGGCGATCTGCTTCTGCTGGAACCCGCCCTCGGTGTGCAGAAGGTAGATCAGCAACTGGCGGGCCTTGACGACAGCGGGCGCGCCCTTCTTTGGGCTGGTGAAGAGTTGCGGCTGGACCTGCTCGGCGGCGGCCACAAGGCGGGCTGCGGTTGAGAAGGCCTGCGGAAAGGCGCTCAAGGTTCCACCCCACGTTTCGACTGCGGCTTGACGGTGATGACGCGGCCCTTGTCGGCGACGAGGGTGATGCCGATCTGGTTGGCGTGGATGGCCGTGGCGCCGGCGGCCAGCCAGGCCCCGCGGCCCTCGGCAAGGATGGCGCGCCTGACCGCCTCAATATCCATGCCATGCACGCGCTCCAGCCATCGGATCACGGCATGGTCTGTCACCACGGGATCGAAGACGCGGCGCAGTTCGGTCTTCTGGCTCATGCGGCGACCTCCGCGTCGACGGGCTGGTGGGCCTGGCAGACGGCGCAATCGCGGTCGTACTCAACGGCGCCGCCCCACGC